CATCTTCAATACATTTAACCGTACCATCGGCGAATTTCTCATAATGTAAATTATCGGAAGTAATGCGCGTAAACGACTTGCTTTTCTACATTATAAATAAAATGTATTTTTAATTAGAGGCATCCTGTTTCAAAAAATGCGTATGAACCACTGATGCAACCTTTTGTTAATTGCTTATAAATGATATCTATTTTCTTGTTTAGAATATTATAGCACATTTCCGCTGTACTTTCAATCAGATATAATGGAAATAATAAATCTAAATTCTGTCAAATGTTAAGTAGGATACGCTTATAACATACCAACAATCTCACCTGACTTCGATTTCTTTTTAGGCAATCTTGATAACATTTAAATTCACCTTTATTGTTTATATAGAATTCTACCACCACATCTGTCCAATAAACCGTATAACTGCGCCACAATGTCGCACCCATAAAAAACACCTTGCCGCAGTATAATTCTGTAGCAAGGTGTAAGATATTCACGATATTAACTTATGTAGCACTATTTTGCACAATCCGTGACAAAAATTACTGTAATTTTCACCAATTGTTTTTTGCTGTTTCAAAAATTATCAGCGAATTCTTAATCCGAATCCACTAACGCAGTTATTCTATTTTGCACATCCTAACTATTGACAAATAGCCTTTATTTATACCACATATCAATTTAAAACCAGGTATTTCTGCTTGGCTTTTTCGTCAGACAAACCTGTGCCGCCGGGTATGGCTTTGTATCAAGATTTTTTAGAACATAAAAAATACCCCATCGCAACTAAATGCAATGGGGCTTTCTATCTGGAGCTAATACCCGGATTCGAACCGGGGACCTCATCCTTACCAAGGATGTGCTCTGCCGACTGAGCCATATTAGCAAACTCCTGACGGTTATTTATTATATCATATCATATCGACTTTGTCAAGGAAAATTTACGAATTTTAAAGGAGATACACCGTGACAGGTTTATTAACGTACAATGTATTCCCATAATCAAACAAACCGCATTGTTGTGCGGTTTGTAGCTGGTACGGGTAACAGGACTTGAACCTGTAATAAAATGGCTTAACAGAGCCGTTTGTGAGCATTTTGACACCCTATTTGACACCCTACGCTTGTATCAAGACGTTTCAATCTGTATATAATCGTCCAACATTTTGAGGTTCTTTTTCTTATATTTTTCTGACAGATGGGTGTATATTGAAAGGGTGGTCTGAATGTCTTTATGTCCTGCCTGCTCCTTTGCGGTTACTATGTCAACGCCGGCGAGATACATTAGCGTGATGAAGGTGTGGCGCAACCAATGGGCAGTTATAGGCGGGATAACTTTATGATCCGTTCCGGGTATCTGTGTACCGTATTTTTCGGATAAGCACTTGATGTAGCTTTCCCACATACGATACCAGCTTTTATCCGAGTGCATTTTACCTTTAGCATTCGTAACTACAAAAAATGATGTGTGGGGGACTTGTCGCAGGTAGTTTACTAAAATCTGAGGAATGCAGACAGTTCTTGTTGCGGCATCTGTTTTACCGCCTTTTTTCACTACAAGCCCTGAACCGCTGACTTGCTCAACAGATTTGTTTACCCGGATTGTCGCTTCATCAAGGTTTATATCGGTCCATTGCAGCGCTATAAGTTCTCCTCTACGTAAACCTGCGTACATCATAATCATTGCGGCGGTCTGGGCTCTGTGCGGTGTATCTCGTATCCACGCTTGTTCCTCGCTTGTCAGAGCTCTCCTGTGTTCAGGCTCTTGCTTTGCTTTAGGTATTGCTACGTTCTTAAAGAAATTGTGGTCGATAGCTCTGTTGTCTGCGGCGAGTTCAAGTACGCCCTGGGCAATTCCTTTAACGCTCTGCATAGTCTTCTCGGAATAGCCCTTGTTTGCCATATCAAACAGTATTTCAGTCAGCATATACTGCTTGATTATTGATAACTTCGTATCTTTCAACGGTTCTAAAATTTTCGCATTTGTCCTTATGGCACGGTACCATTTGTCGCTTACCGAGGACTGCTTTGTGATAAGATACATTTCAAGCCAGTCACCGAAAGTTTCACGCTCTGAGGTGATGTCTATACCACGGTTGACGAGTTTTGTTTTTTCGGACAACTTTGCTTTCATTTCTCTTTCAGTGGCGGCGTAAACATACTTGTATTTCGGTACGCCGTTTTCAGTGCCGCAGTACATTTTTGCCTGATATCTGCCGTCTTTTCGCTTTGTATAAGTTACCTTTCCGGGCATTTTAACACCTCCTAAATTTTTTCCCCGCTTGTTACGGCGGGGAAGGGCTTATTTGATATATCTGTTAAGCGCTGCTTTCAATTCATCTATGTATTTTTCTGCTTCGTATACACTTTGCAATGAGTGTTTGATTTCCTTTTTGTTTTCATCCGGAATAATGATGGTTTTCTTGTTATCTGTAAGTATAAATCTACAGATCCATTTTGTTGTTTTTCCCTGATAAAGTATGCCGAAGTAGCTTTCAGTATCTTTATACACGATATCTTCCATTGCGCAGTATTCTTTCAGAAGATTTTTAATAACAAAATATGCTTCAAGCTCTTCGTTAGTTGTAACTATTCTCGATATTTTCTCTTTTGGTTCTTCGGTTGTTTCTTCCTGTACATTTTCAGGTTGTTTATCAGCTATATTTACATCCAGAGCACTTTTGATTTTATCGCTCATCAATTCATTGATATAATCGTTAAGTGCCTTTTTAAGTATAGGACGGAACTTTTCAACTACCGATTGCATTAGTTTTCCTTCGTATATTCCGGTAAGGAACAATTTCACGAAATCATCCGACGGCTGTTGCAACTGTTTAGCCAGTATTGTTTTAAATTCATTCGAATATTTAAGTTCCGAAGCAACATCAAATATCTTTGAAATATCAAACTGCGATTTGTGGAATTTCTTTAATTCCGCAACCTGATTTTCTTTTATATCAAGTATATTGATTTCAAGGAAAGGAGTTTCATCCATTTTGTTGGTTTCATCAAGATCAGTATAAAAACGATAAAACTGCCCGTTGGTAAGAATTGCGAATTTTGCTTTGGAAGTGCCGAAGTACCTGAACAACTGACTGTCATGCTTTTCAAGATTTTCACCTATCCATTTACATTCAATCAATATGACAGGATCACCGTTATTCATTATAGCATAGTCAACTTTTTCGCCTTTTTTAATACCTACATCGGCAGTGTACTCCGGCACAAATTCGTCAGGGTTAAATACATCATAGCCAAGCAAGGAAAAGAAAGGCATTATCAGAGCTGTTTTGGTTGCTTCCTCTGTTTGAAGATTAGGCTTTAAAGTTTCAACTCTTTTTGCAAATTGCTTAATCTGATCGATGAAATCCATTGTAAAATTCCTCCTCAATCTTTTCGACATAACACGACAAAATATAAATTTATACTACAAAATCTATAAAATGTATTTACTTTATGTCGAAAGTATGATATTATATTATTTGGAAACAGTTTGAGAAATCTTACTGTTAGCTCCTGCCGATATTCGCAGTAACGGCGGGAGCATTTTTTTATATGTCTTTTATGATTTTTCTAACAATACCAAGTATTCTAAGTCTATCACGCTCAGCACCTTTAAAAACTCTTGGTGCGTATTCTGGATTGAATGACAGCAACGTAATGCTGTTTTTGTCGTACTCTATCTTTTTTACGACCGAATCCTCGTCATCAATAAGGACTACAGCCACCTTTCCTGACTCGCACCAATCTTGTTTTAGCACCTGAATAAAATCGCCATCTTCAATTTTAGGATACATACTGTTACCTTGTACTTTTATACACAGCGTATTACGAGCCTCTTCGTCATTGGATATAAACAACGGTATGTAATCCAGAATATAATTGTCAGGGAACGCACCGAAGCCGGCTGATACGCTCTCATATACGGGAATCATTCGTATTTTTTCTTGTGGTAGGATCATTGCGTTTGACTCGATGGATTGTGATGTTGTATCGGGATTATCTGTTTTAAGCGCAAGATACGCTGCACTCACATTCAGTTCGCACGCTATTGACTCAAGTATCGGCAATTTAATTTTTGCCACTTGTCCTGTTTCATATCTTTGAATTGTTGATTTGTTTAATCCTAAGCGTTCTCCAAGTTCCCCTTGTGTCAGTTTATTATTTTCACGGCATAACTTAATCCTTTTACCAATCTCTTTTACGTCTGCCATGTTGTCCACCTCATTTCACTATAAGCATTATAACACACTAAATTGCATAATGCAATAGCATTTCTTGATTTTGTTAAAAAAAGTTGCAAAACGCTATTGACAAACGCTAAAATGTGTGTTAATATATGGCTATGCAAGGTTGCAAAACGCAACATGAAAGGAGGCGATGAGATGGTGAATACAAACAAGATCAAAGGCAGAATGCGTGAGCTTGAAATAACACAGGCAGATGTCGCTAAGTGTCTGAATATTGCTCAACCAACCGCAAATCAAAAGATTAACAATATCAGACCGTTTGATTTAGACGAAGCTGAAAAGTTTTCCGCTCTTTTAGGTATAAATGCCGGAGAGTTTGGCACTTATTTTTTTGCTCACTGAGTTGCAAAACGCAACAACCAGAGGAGAGAAGGTGAAGAAATGCTGTTAAATCTGAAAACAGAGATAGCCCGAAAACGTTTGTCTGCCGCAAAAATAGCGGAGTATATCGGCATAACGCCAAAAACTATGTCGTGCAAGGTAAACGAAAAAACTGAATTTACTCGTTCTGAGATGTTTGCAATACATAGTCGATTTTTTCCTGATGCGGATATGCGCTACCTGTTTTATTCGGAAAATGACAAAATGAAAGAGAGCAAATCACTTTAACAGTAATCTACTCTCCCAACATTTCGAGCTTTTCAGCTCATCGCTTTATCACTTTGATTTCTTTGAAGGTGTCTGTGATAAAGCACTTCCGGCAACACTTTTGGTGTTTTTGCCATAGCGATTGTCACTAAGAATTTTAGACGCTTTAGTGGCAACAGCTTTTGAAGTTGTTTTATTAGCCATAGCTTTTCCTCCTTTCGCAATTAGTATGGTTGTATTATACCACATATAGTTGCAAATGTCAAGAGGATAACAACATATTGTGTTAAAATGCGTCTGAATTGGGATGGAACGGTTTAAAATAGCTTAAAACAGTATAAAACAGCAAAAAAAATAATCCGTTATGTGGCTTAGTGAACTATGAATAGTGTAGGAGGTGAAAAAATGAGACGAACAATGCCATCACTTGAGTATCGAATACCGACTGACTGGGAAGAGTTGCCGATAATATTTGATCTTGCAACGCTTGCCAGGATAACAGGGCTTTCCTATGAAACACTTCGTGGCAAAGCCCGGAACGGTGAAATACCGTGTGTTAAGGTAGGTACGCAGTATAGACTTGAGAAAGAAGCTGTAAAGAAATGGTTAGGAGGTAGTTATGAAAATATCTAAGATAATCGCCCGTACGCTTTCTCTGCTCTTGCGAGCTTGGGTTACAGCGTGTGCGGCCGTAATGATGTATGTTCCTATTTGTTGAGAAATCGGTGCTAAGAAATTACATGGAGGGTTAAATCAATGGCAAAGAAAATCTACAGTGTAGAAATAGACACTAGTGCCTATACCGGCGAAATATTCCAGGCAGACACAATCGGCGAGTGCGAAGAATTCACCAAATGTCGAGGTCTTCTCGAAGATGAAGATGTCGGCGATGTCAGAGTAGCGTTGCTATCTGTGCAGGGCGATGGAGAAATGAAATGCTTAAAAGAGTACAAATGCGAAAAAGCATACAAGGTCGATGAAAAGCAGAGGGCTGTACCAATTATCGTATATAGCGAGGTGACCGCATGATGAAAAAACAAGTTATCCTGTACATACTTGCAAGGGTAGTACAGGCGATTGTAACGGCTCTTACGTGCAATATAACGGCTCTGCTGTTCATCAACGCCGCATACGAAGAGCGTGGATATCTCGCCGTAGGAGGCGAATGGATAGTCATAGCGGGGCTGACAGTGACAGTTTGGTATCTGATGGGACTGCTCCTCAAAGATTGGTACAAAGGGGCACTGGCAATGTTACAGTTTAGGAAGGAGCATAAAGAAGATGAACGATCTGGAAAAAATCGCAGCCGAAGCAAGAAAACACGGAATATCGTACGGTAAGTACGTTGAAATGCTAAAACAGGAGAAACAAATGACACAGGAACTGAAAGAATTAATTATAACGGACTACGAAAGCGGTCTGAGTGCTAACGAAATAGCGGAGAAGTACAAGATCAATCCGACAACGACAAGAAACAACATATGGAACTGGAGAAAAAAAGGCTTGATCAAGTCTGTTACGGAAGTAGAACCGAAGAAGCAAGTAGAAAACAACGAACCTATCCCTGCGCCTGTTGACAACATTGATATGTCGGCAACAGAAAAGCTTGAAAAGTTACAGCGCTTTGTCAGAGTATTTGTCAGAGTATTTGGCGATGCAAAGATTGACGGCGTTTTCGCAGACAACACCGAGAATGTATGTGATGTAAGGTTTGCGTTAAGCGGCAAGCGATACATAGTGCAGATGAAAGAGGTGCGAGATGAAGTATAAGGTAACAGCTACGTTTGATGCAATAAACGAGGCAATGGCGCTTGTCAATGCTCTTGTCGGTGTTGTCGATGAGGTTGAAATGATTGACGAGGAGGACGAAGACGACGATGATTAGATATGACAAGCCGATTATCAAGACCGCCGCCGATATGACGCTTGGTGATATATTCCGCACTCAGTACGGCGAGTACGGCAACTGGTGCGAGTTTGTGTTTGAAAGTTGCAACAAGTACCCCTGCGGAATGACTGAAACGCATTTTCACAGAATAGGGCAAACGCAGAGTGAGACGTGCTATGCATGTACAAAAATAGATAAAAAGATCTATGTCGTTGTCGGCAAAGAGTAAAAAAAGAGCTCCCGTAAGGGAGCAAAACAAATATTTACACAAGACCAGTATAACACTGGCAAAGGAAAAAGTCAATGGATATAAGAGAAAAACTTACAGCTGAGCTGACAGACGCAAAGCTCGGCAGGCATGAAACAGAAGTAAAAAACGCTGTGCTAAGGACTATCTGCAAATTCTGTGAGCAGAATGCAGAATTTAAGCAGGCTATAGAGCAGTCGGACAAGTCTTTTTCCGACTGCCTCACGGCAACGGTCAAGGGCGCAGGTGCAAGCCTTGAAGATCTCGATGTGTACAAGCGTGCTGTAGCGTTTTACTTTCCCGGTGCGGATATAAAATGCACTATGACGCTTGATCTCGGTGACGGCGGGTTCAGCAACAGCAAAACTTCCACAGAAGCAGACAGCGTCAAGCTACAGCTTGACCTTGACAGCCTGCTGGACTTCTGAGGTGCGGCAGTATGACAAGAAAAGAAGCCGAAAGCTACACAGACAATTTTCCGCCGCTTACAGCAGAGCTTGAGCGTGAGCTTAGAAAGACGTTGCCGATAAAGTATCTTGTTATCGACAATGACGGCACAGCATATTGCACGGCATGCGAAGAAAAGCTGTATCCCGGTGAGTATGACAGCTCAGTTAAACATAGGCAGACTACTTTTTGTACTAGCTGCGACGAAACTGTCACTGCGATATACAATTATCACAATTTTCACGGCTCGGTTGTTGAGTGTAAATCAAACGCCGGAGTGTTTTTGTCAGACGGCAAAACCGATAATCTGTACATACGGTTCTATACAATTATGCTGTTTTTTAATGCGCACGAAATTATGCCGCATATCGCAATCAATGAAGTCCAGCGATATTTATTTGCAGAAAATCAAGCGTTCCGTTATGGTCCTAAATACGCATGGGAGAGTAAAAACGGTTACTACACAAAGGTAGTGACAGGCTGGGGGCTGCGAGCGAAATTTAGCGAGCCTGTATTTCTGAATTATAGCGATTACAGCTTCGTTAATTTTCCTGCATTAAAAGGAACAGCTTGTGCTCATTCGGCAATAAGCGAGAACTTCGGAAGCATATCATATCTGCGGTTCTGGCAGGCACACAAAAATGTTGAGGCACTCATTAAGTGTGGCTTATATAGCAGTGTTAAGTACAACGAAGACATGATCGACTGGGCTGAAACCGAACCGCACAAAATGCTCGGCGTAACAAAAGATGTTATGCGGGCAATCCGCAAAGGGCAAATCGGGTACAGAGACTATCTTAGAATAAAAGAAGAATTTCCTAAGATTGCCAACCTTGACCGTCTTATTGAAACAAATAAACATATAGGATATTCATTTGGTATACTCGACAGTCTTAAGAAGAAACTCAAGACCGACAAATACGAAATTGCAAAGTACATTTTAAAGCAGAATGTAAATATCAGCGATTATTCAGATTATGTCCGTATAATGCAGAGCTTCAACGCCGATTTCAGCGACAAACAAATATGCTTCCCAAAAAATCTGAAAGCGGCTCACGACCGTGCAGAAGCTATGCAACAGGCACGGGAGCTTGAAGAAAAAGCAAAGAAAAACGCTAAATTGGCTGAACAGCTGAACACTTTGAAATTAAAGCGAAAGATACTTGAATTTTCGATTGGTGATTACTTTATCCGTCAGCCCAACAGCACGGACGAAATAGTTGCCGAAGGTCAGAAGCTAAGTCATTGCGTCGGCGGCTACGCCGAAAGACACGCAACCGGCAAGCTGACAATTATGTTTCTCCGCCGAAAATCCGCACCGGACGAGCCGTACTACACGATGGAGGTATCAAACGACTATAAAATAGTCCAGTGCAGAGGTTATAAAAACAACTGGGTTACAAACGGCGGACAGGAAAAACCACAAGAAATAATCAATGTCGAAAAGATGTATCAGCAGTACCTTGACGGTATTGCGGCGAAAAAATCAAAAACAAAATCAAGGAGGAAAACAGCATGATAATTCCCGGACTTCGCACACCACCTGCGGATACAGAAAAGGCGGTAACAGACGATTATGTCAAGGCAGTAAACCTTAACTACCATATTAAAGCGGCGGCACAGGTAGCACAGCAGAGTCTGTATGAGATGTGCAAAGGCTTTAAAGAGATGAGGGACAGCAAGCTCTATAAGGAGCTGGGGTATAACACATTTGAGGATTACTGCGAACAGGAAACAGGTATCAAACGCAGACAGGTTTATCGTTATATAGAAGTAATAGAGAAATTGCCGTCTGATTTTGTGTCCCCGGGGACACAAATCGGAGTGAAAAAGCTCTATCTTTTATCTGCCCTTTCCGATGAAGAACGTACAGAAATAACCGAAAAGACTGACCTTGAAAGCACCTCCGTCCGTGAACTTGAACAGCAGATACGGCAGATAAGAGCGGAAAAGGATAAGGCGGTAGCCGACAAGTCAGCCGCCGAAGCCGAAGCGTCCGCCGCCGCTCAGCAGGCGAAATCACTCGAAAAAGCTAAGAACGCATTGTCACAGCAGATAGCGGCGCTCGAAGCCGAGATAAAGGAGCTTGAAAACCGCCCTGTTGAAGTTGCGGTCGAGCCGGCTAAGGACGGCGTTATGGACAAGACAGCGTTTGATAATATCTGCAAAACTTACGAGCAGCAGCTTGACAAGGTGCAGGAGGACGCATTACAGGACACTATCCGCTTAAACCGTGAGCATACGGAGCAAATGAATAATCTGAAAGCCGAGAACGAGAAAAAGCTTGAAGAACTCCGCAGTCAGCTTGAAGCTGCTAAGCGTGAGCAGTCGGAACTTACGGTGACAGTACCCGACAGCAAGGAAACGTTCAAGGCATACCTTGCAACAGCTATTGATGCGGCGAAGCGGTTATGCGAGTTTATCGGCAATAATTTCGCAGATAGTAATCACGAATTATTCGTGACAAAGGCAAAGCAGTTTTTCGAGAAAATGACGGAGGAAATCGTATGAGCAGTACATTGTATGATATAACCGGCAGATTTGCCGAGCTTTTCGATGCGTTTGACGCTATAAATGACTATGAACCGGATACCAATGCGGACGGTGAGTATATAGACGATGACGGCGAGGTCATTGCTGACCTTGAAGCATACAAAGCCGATATGCTGACAATGTGGTTTGACACTCTCGAAGGCATTGAGGGCGAGTTCAATGAAAAAGCCGAGAATGTTGCCTGCTTCATTAAAAGCCTTGAACGTGAAGCGGACAGCCACGAGCTTGAAGCTAAGGAACAGACGGCAAGAGCAAAAACCAAGCGTAAAAAGGCAGAGTTCCTGAAAAAGCGCCTGCTACAGGATATGCAGGCGATGAAACTGAAAAAGGTCGATATGCCGAGAGCAAAAATAACGTTCTCCGAGGGACGTGACAGTGTGATTATTGACGATGAGCGGAAGTTTATCGATTATGCCGAAGCGTATAACGATTCACTTATAAAGTACAGTGATCCGACAATACGTAAGTCAGAGGTCAAGAAGCTGCTCGACAGCGGAGAAGAGCTCCCTGCCGTACATCTTGAAAAAAAGCCGTATATAACGATAAAGTGAGGTAGTTATGAGCAATATATTTACACCCGTAACAAGAAAAAAATCAAAGGCGAGAATTGCTGTTATGGGACCGTCGGGAAGCGGGAAAACGCTTTCATCGCTCTATCTCGCAAAAGGCATAACAGGCGACTGGGGCAAGGTAGCCCTTATAGATACAGAGCATGAGCGTGGCAGATTTTATGCCGACCGTCACGATCTCGGCACGGGAGAATTTCTCTATGCTCCGCTTACACCGCCGTATTCGCCGGAAAAGTACATAGAGTACGTCAGACAGGCGGCTGAGGCGGTCGGAGAGGACGGCGTAATAATAGTGGACAGCTTTTCGCACGCATGGGATAACGAAGGCGGTGTGCTCGATATCAAGTCGCAGATAGCACAGCGGCAGGGAAAGAACGATTATACCGCATGGGACGAAGCCGGAAAGATACAGAATAATCTTGTCAATACCATACTGTCGGTCAACTGCCACACGATCATTACACTGCGTACCAAGATGGGCTATGCAATGGAAATTAACGACAGGGGTAAGAATGTTCCCGTCAAGATAGGACTTGCGCCGGTACAGCGTGATAACACCGAGTATGAATTTGATATTGCTTTTCAGATAAACCGTGAGCATATCGCAAGTCTTTCAAAAGACACAACTTTTCTTGATAAGTGGTCGGGTGTTATCACCGAAGATTTAGGTACTCAGCTCGGCGCATGGCTCAGCGAGGGTGCAGAGCCCGACAGATGTGAAGAATGCGGTGCTGTCATTATGCCGACACCTAAGCATACGGTAGCGGAAATGGTTGAAAGCTCGGTTGCAAAATTCGGCAGAAAGCTGTGCATAGCGTGTGCAAAGAAGGAGGTCGAAAAGCAGAATGCCGCTAAGACCGTATCAGAGTGAGCTTGTCGAGCAGACAAGGCAGGCGTGGCGTGAGGGTTATCACGCTCCCTGCATTGTTCTCGGGTGCGGCGGCGGTAAGTCGGTGATAGTAGCAGAGATAGCACGGCGGACTACATTCAACGGGAAAAAGGTATTGTTTCTTGTGCACAGGCAGGAGCTTGTTCAGCAGATAATAAGGACGTTCATACGCTGGGGCGTTGATATGAACTACTGTGACGTGATGATGGTGCAGACGGCAACACGGCGGATAAAAAAACTGTCAAAGCCTGCGCTTATCATTACAGACGAAAATCACCACAGCCTTGCGCTGTCGTACAAGAAAATCTATGACGCTTTCCCCGATGTGCTTCGTGTGGGGGTAACGGCAACGCCTGTCCGCCTGAACGGTGACGGCCTGGGTGATGTCAACGACAAGCTGATAATCGGGCCGTCTACCAAATGGCTTATTGATCACAACTGCCTTGCGCCGTATGACTACTATGCGCCGTCCGTAGCCGACTTATCGGGGCTTCATATCAAAATGGGCGAGTTTGTTACGGCGGACGTTGAAAAGGCGATGATCAAAAAGGCTGTATTCGGTGATGTTATCGGATACTACGGACAGCTTGCAGACGGTAAGAAAGCCGTCTGCTACTGCTCAAGTGTTAAGCACTCGCTCGCTACCGCCGAAGCGTTCCGAGAAGCAGGCATAAACGCCGTACACATTGACGGCACAACTCCCGATGCAGAGCGTAATCGCATTATTTCGGATTTCAGAGCCGGACGGATAACGATACTTTGCAATGTCGATTTAATATCGGAGGGCTTTGACGTTCCCGACTGCGAATGTGCGATACTGCTCCGTCCCACTCAATCCCTTACTCTGTACATTCAGCAGTCGATGAGATGTATGCGCTATCGACCGGGCAAGCGTGCGATAATTCTTGATCATGTCGGCAATTACGCACGCTTCGGAATGCCCGATGATGACCGTCTGTGGTCGCTCGAAAAGCGCAAGCGCAACATAAAGAAAGAAGCCGCGGAGAATGCCGAAAAGGTGAAACAGTGTCCCGAATGTTACTATACATTCGGAACACCGCCACCCGGTCAGCCCTGTATCTGCCCTCACTGCGGATTTGTTTTCCCGGTAAAGAGCCGTGAGATAGAAACAAGCGAAAGCACCGAGCTTATTCATATCGAGGGCTTCAGGCTGGATTTCAGCAGTCCCGATGATTGTTCGTCCTATTCCGATCTGCTTGCATACGCAAAGAAGAAAGGGTATCAGAGGGGCTGGGCATTTTACGAAGCAAGAAAGAGAGGTTTTATCTATTGACAGAAGAACACAGTATTCAGAATGCCGTCAGACGTGCGCTGTCCGAGAACGGTTGCATGATATTCCGCATTAACGTCGGCAAGGGCAGAACATTTGACGGCAGATATTTCGACACGGGCGTACCGGTCGGATTTTCGGATCTGTTCGGCGTAAGACGGTCGGACGGAAAGGCAATATTCATAGAGGTAAAGACAAAAACGGGACGTGTTCGCCCCGAACAGAAGAATTTTATTGAAAAGATGCGCCGTTCGGGTGCTGTTGCAGGTATATGCAGAAGCGCCGAAGACGCAATAAGACTTATAACGGAGGATAAATAATATGGCATTTTCACAGGATAATTCAGCGGCTACGAGTGCGCTCAAGCCCGAAGGCAGATACGAAACGATAATCACAAGCGTAGACGAGAAAACATATAAGAGCGGCAGTAAATCGCTGAGCTTCAGACTGACGATAAGGAATGATATTCCGGAGCAGAAATACGGCAACGCCTGCTTATTTTATCAGATATGGAAGGCTAAAGAGCCTACAAAGGAAGACCTTGCGGTAAACGGTTATACATTCGGCAGACTTATGGCAGTAGGCAAGGCCGCAAAGCTCACTGACGGCAAGAAATACAAGGATCTTGCGGAATACTGCGACGATCTTGTCGGCAAGTGTGTAATAGCTGTAGTAAAGCACGAAACGGACGATAAGGGCACCACAAGAGAAAAGGTAAGCTATCTTGAACCGACACAGCACCCCGACTGCAAGCATAAGTTCAAGACCGCCGTGACCGCCGATACCGTATCAGCGCCGAAAAACGAGAGCTTTGCGGCAACCGCAGCAACGGAAGCAGTTACGGAAGATGACGGTGACTATCCGTTCTGATGGGGGAAATAATGTACGAATATATTCCCGATGAGCTTAAAAAACTCTCAAACTGGGTGTGCTGGCAGGCTGCACCCGATGAGGCAGGCGGTAAGATAAAAAAACTTCCGATCAATCCTCATACGGGTGACCTTGCCCGCTCCAACGATCCGTCCACATGGTCGGATTTCAATACGGCTGTAGCGGCTTCGGCAGGTTTTGCAGGTGTCGGATTTATGTTCGGAAACTGCGAGTATTTCGGTGTGGATATTGACGGAGTGGGTGACGAGATAGCCGCATTCAAAACCGGCGAAAACAACATTATCACCGAATTTATAACAACACTCCAGTCATATACCGAGCTGTCGCAGTCCGGCAAAGGCATTCACATAATCTGCAAAGGAAACCTGCCGAAGCAGGGGCGCAGACGAGGCAATGTCGAAATGTACGAAACAGGCAGATTTTTCGTTATGACGGGCAATCCGTGCGCCGAATATATGGATATAAACGAATGCACAGAGGCTATCAAGGCGTTGCACGAAAAGTACATAGGCGGAGGGCGTGAGCCTTCCGCTGTACCCCGTGCTTATGTGCCGGCACTTCCGGCAACCGCAAATGATATTATAACTCTCGCCGGAAAAGCAAAGAACGCACCACGCTTCAATGCGCTAATGCAGGGCGATTATTCAGGTTATGTGTCACAGTCAGAGGCTGATATGGCGCTGTGTAATATGCTCGCGTTCTGGTGCAGGTGTGATGCGGATCTTATGGACTGTATATACAGACAGTCGGGGCTTATGCGTGAGAAATGGGACAGACGGCAGTCGGGCAGTACCTACGGCGCTATAACGATACAAAAAGCCATAGCCGACTGTGAAAAGGTATACGAGCCTGCACAGAAATCACCGCAGTTTACGGCAAAGTTTACAGGCAAAAGCTCTGTCATACACGCAAAGCTTGATACTGCACAGGACGAGTCTGTAAAGCTGTACACATTTGATGATACAGGGAACGCAGAACGGCTTATAGACTTATTCGGCAGGGAGATCCGCTACAGCTATATAGACAAGCGCTGGCTGTATTATGACGGCAGGAAGTGGTGCTATGATAACAGCGGAACAATAGAGCGCATAGCCGATAAGGCGGTACTTGCGATGAAGGCAGAAGCAAAGGCGTATGAGCAGATGGACGCTGAGGATGGCGGAGATATGGCAAAAAACTTTGAAAAGCACCTGAAGTCGAGCCGAAGCAACAAGTCAAAATCGGCAATGCTTAAAGAAGCACAGCATCACGTTCCGATAGTGCCGGCACAGATGGATAAGTACAAGATGGTGCTTAACACTCCGAGCGGTGTTCTTGACCTGAAAAGCGGTACGCTGAGTGAGCATAAGCCGGAAGCATACTTCACCCGTATCACGTCGGCTGAGTACACAAGCAATGCCGACTGCCCACAGTGGCTGAAATTTCTTGACGAGATATTCGGCGGCGACAAGGACCTTATACGATACGTTCAGAAGGCGGTCGGCTATTCGCTGACCGGCTCAACGGCGGAGCAATGCGTATTCTTCCTGTTCGGCACGGGCAGAAACGGAAAATCAACGTTCCTTGATATTATCCGTGCCATTATGGGTGATTACGCAAGCAATATCCAGCCGGAAACGATTATGGTACGCAGTAATCAGAGTAGCGCTATAAACAGCGATATAGCACGACTTAAAGGCGCAAGGTTTGTTACATCTGTAGAGCCTAACGAGGGCGTGCGTATCAACGAGGGTCTGCTGAAGCAGCTTACAGGTGATGATATAGTTACTGCCCGCAAGCTGTACGGTGATGAGTTCGAGTTCAAGCCCGAATTCAAGCTGTGGATGGCGACTAATCATAAGCCGATAATCAGAGGCACAGACACAGGTATCTGGCGCAGAGTGCATATGATACCGTTCACTGTACAGATACCCGAAGAAAAGAAAGACCCACGTCTTAAATATAAGCTGTGCCGTGAGCTGCCCGCTATATTTCGCTGGGCATTAGAGGGGTGCGTACTGTATCAGGCTGAGGGACTGCATATGCCGAAGGCGGTTATCGCTATGGTTAAGGAGTACCGCAGGGAGATGGACGTTATCTCCGCTTTTGTCGAGGACAGGTGCGTAGAGGGCAAGGACTGCTATGCACAGGCTAACGTGCTTTATGCGGCGTATGCGCAGTGGTGCGATGAAAATAACGAATACAAGATGTCAAATACGAAGTTTGGTGCTGAGTTGTCAAAAAAGTATCCTAAAGTGCGAGCAAAAAACGGTAATTGCTACATTGGAATATCGATAAGCTGAAAGGAGGGTGTATAGTGGTGTAGGGTTTGAGGGTTTTTCTAACCTTTCATACGGAAAATGAAAAAAATAAATATATATAAAGGGTATTGGAAAACGGGCAAAACCCTACACAACCTTACACCGAATGATTATGAAGAAGATAAATTTCAACGATCCGGCAACATTTGAAAAGCTGGAGCATATGGCATACGAAAACACGCTTGATTATACTGACTTTCCGCCTGCCGAGTATAAATACTTTGATAAGCTGTCGCAGCTCGGCAGTATCTACCGCAGCGGTCAGCTTCCGAAGGGGCTTTGCAAAGAGCGCAAGGACGCATATCTTTGTGATTATCGCAAGGACGCAGACAAAACACGGAAAAATCACGAGGCAGAGGTCGGATACCAGGAGAATATACGAAGGTCGGACGAGCTGAGATGTGAGATCAACAGCACGAGAAATCACGATGTCAAGCTGATGCTTGCGCTGAGGTGTATCGAGCTGATGACCGGCGAGGAAGGATTTGAAAGGAGAAACTTAAATGACTAAACGCAAACCCGCAACCGAAACCTGCCTGTTCTGTGGGCGCAAAATTCCTGACAGAAGCAGCGCAGACACAATCAGAGAGTTTGTCTGCCGTTTTCAGCAGACGGCAAGTGAATCGACAACGACATTACTTGGCAATCGCATTGTAACTTACAGAATATCGCCAGAGGAGCTTGAGGAACTTATGGATAATATGATAGCGGAGGTAATTGGAGAAGATAGCATGATGAAAGCTTGGTTTGTAAAAGAGACTGTTAATTTTGGAGCAACAGTCGTCTTTGCTGAAACACGAGACAAAGCAAAATCGCTTGCGCTATGCACAAGTTGCTGTAAAGACGCAAATATCTGCGATATTGAAGTAAGACGAGTACCGCAAATGGACAAGTATTACGTCGAAGGTAAAACAGAAATGGACTGGTCAGATCCGAAAGACAGAGTTGCTTTAGTAAAAGAGTGCGGTTTTTGGTGTAGACATCCGATAGTAGCAGAAGATTGCAAAGACTGTTCTGCAAAAGAGTTTTGCGATGAGGCGGTTCGGGAAGAGGAGGAAACATGACCAAACAAGAACTTCACAGCATCCGTTCACTCCGTGACGAGATAAAATTCTGGGAACGGGCGCTTGAACGAATAAGAAATAAATCTCCTGTCGGTTCTCCGCAGTTTGATGCCGTTCCCTGCAACAGCGGAATAAGCAACAGAGTGCAGGACAGAGTTGAAAACACGAGGTCAATCGAGGAAATAATAGCGCAGAAAAAGGCAGAGCTTGAAGCAAAGGAGCGTGAGCTTACCGAGTACATAATGACGGTTGATGACAGCCTTGTGCGCAGGGCTATGTATCTGCGCCACGTCTGCTGTAAGAGCTGGAATGCCGTTGCTATGGATATAGGCGGGGACAACACAGCCGATACGATACGGAAAGCGCACGACCGTTTTATCAAAAGAAATCTGTAAGTTGTCCGTTTTGTCCGTTTTTTCTGTGGTATCATGTACAATAGAAAAAACAAAAAAGTGCTTGACAATCAAAAAAAGATAGTGTATAATTATTAATATCATAAGCGAGTAGAAGGCATAAAAATACCAGGCAAGCAGATGCCTGGTATTAGTCAAGCTTAGTCGCTTGTTTCGCTGTAGAAGATGGTGTCAGCTACTATCACTTTTACGTCTATAATCGGTGTTTTAGGACTGCCTTCACTAAGCCCAATCCATGATGCGAGAATAGGAGTCGGAACAAGAACTCAAAGGAGAAAGAATCGCTGATACTACTTGCGGTAGTATGCCTGTGTTCCCTTACATACTGCACACAACTGTGATCGAGGGGTATACCGAAAGCGCTAAAGCTGCTTCGTCTGAACTGATTAACTTACGCTTTGAATACGAGGTATGCAAAGGATATATTGCAAATATAGATAATCCGTTTTTAAGGAACATATTTGAATTGCGGTTCATAAAATGGATAAAGTGGAATCGTATAGCTGACAGCATAGGTGGCAATAATACGGAATACAGCATAAAGAAAATGGTGTATCGGTATATAGATAGTCATTAAATTCTGTTGTTAAAATGCACAGAATTGTTTATAACATTTGTTTGTTTTGACAAATTGAGTGAATTTCAATTGATTTCAGTAAAGAAAAATGGTATTATACAATTGTGGAAGGATTCTTACAAGGAGGGGGAGAAAGGTATGAATATATTGTCAGTGGCAAAGTATATCCTTGAAAAGCAGGGTACAATGACTACAATGAAGTTGCAAAAACTATGCTATTATTCACAGGCGTGGAGTCTTGTTTGGGATGAAAAACCGCTTTTTGATGAAGAATTTGAGGCATGGGCTAATGGTCCTGTATCACCTGAACTGTTTAATTATCACAGAGGAAAATTTGTTATTAGTGCAAATGACATTACAGGCAACATTGATGAGTTATCATCAGAACAGAAAGAAACAGTAGACACCGTACTGAAATATTATGGTGAAAAAGAACCCAATTGGCTCAGTGAACTTACTCACAAAGAGCGTCCTTGGAAGGAAGCGCGAGAAAAAGCAAATGCGGCGGTCGGTGAGCGTTGTAATGAAGTTATCACTAAGGAAAGTATGCAGAGCTATTATGGTGGAATATAATAATGGCTAAAAGAAAAAAAGTAGTTAACCAGAAGGAACAAGTTTCCGGTAGCAAAAAACCTAAAAATAGAGAAAATCCATGTGCATATTATGATTGGCATCCGTCTTGGAATTTTTCTATGTGTGATTTTGAACATGAAAAATGGAGTTTAGAAAATTCGGATATTTATTATAAGATATTTCCTAAACTGATTTTATTTGAAAGAATGAAATGGAGCGACATAATTGTTCGGGATAAAGAGAGAAACCACTGGGAAAATTGTAATGAGTTTATAAAAGAAGCACGTGATAGAATAGTTGAAAAAAAGTGGGATTTTGATCAATTGTTTTCTCTTCGTCTTGAAGGAGATATGCGTTTATATGGGAATATTGAAAATGGCATATTCTATTTGATTTGGTATGATGAGAAGCATGAGATTTATCCTTGCAAAAAAAAGAACACATAAATTTGTCCCACATGTCACAAAAAAGCGTAGTATACTTATAATGAGAAAAAGAGATCTGAAAAAGGTCTCTTTTGTTTTTGCGATAATAAGAAATTATATTTCCTCCTGAAGCCCGGCACAACGGTGTCGGGTATTCTTATACCCAAAAGAAAGGACGGTGCTACCGTGACCGAAAGACAGAAGAAATTCGCAGAATACTACGCTCAGTGCGGTAACGCCGCCCAGAGTGCGATACAGGCAGGATACAGCAAAAAGTATGCAAATACTAATGCTTCAAAATTACTACAAAATACTACAATTACGGAATACATAAAACAGCTCACCGAAGCCGCCCAGACCGCACGAATAATGACCGCAAGAGAACGGCAAGCTTTGTTATCCGATATGGCAAAGAACGGCAAAAATAGCCCTGCTGACCGTATTAGAGCGATCGATACGCTGAATAAGATGACGGGGGAGTACACGCAGAAGGTCAGCATTGACGGTGATGTGGGAGTGAAGATAGTTGACGACTGTTAAGCTCAGCGACATTATAGCGCCCTCGTTCTACGATCTGCACAAGGATATAAAGGCAGACAGGCACACGCATTACTGGCTCAAGGGCGGACGAGGCTCGACGAAATCATCTTTTGCATCAACGGAAATTCCGCTCGGTATGATGAAAGATCCTATGGCGAATGCGGTCGTTATCCGCAAAGTCGGACTGTATCTGAAAGACAGCGTGTATGAACAGCTATTGTGGGCGATAGAAAGGCTCGGCGTGTCGCACTTATGGCAGTGCAGGCAGTCACCGCTTGAGCTTGTCTACACGCCGACAGGTCAGCGTATTTTATTTCGTGGCGCAGACAAGCCGAAAAAGCTGAAATCTACCAAAGTCAGAAAGGGCTATATCCGCTATGTGTGGTATGAGGAGGCGGACGAGTTCGGCGGTATGGAAGAGATACGCACCATCAATCAATCCCTGCTCAGAGGCGGTGCGACATACACCGTTTTTTACACGTTCAATCCGCCGAAAAGCCAAAGAAACTGGATAAACAGCGAGGTGCTTGTTCCCCGTTCGGACAAGATAGTGCATCACAGCGACTATCGTTCTGTGCCGGCAGAATGGCTCGGAGAACAGTTTTTGATTGAAGCAAAGCACCTTGAGCAGACAAAGCCGGAGCAGTACAGGCATGAATATCTCGGAGAGGTGACCGGCACGGGTGCGGAGGTATTTACGAACATTACTATCCGTCCTATCACGGACGAGGAAATAAAGTCATTCGATCATATCAAGCGTGGTATAGACTGGGGTTACGGCGCTGATCCGTTTGTATATATAACAGCTCATTTCGACAGCAAGCGAAACAGGCTGTTTATTTTTTACGAATTTTTCAGGTGCGCCGCAAAGTATGACGTTATTGCAAATGCAATCCGCAAGGAGAACACGCAGAACGGTACAATCATTGCCGAGTCTGCCGAGCCACGCTCAAACGATGAGCTTCGGGACAGGGGTTTTCACATACGAACGGCGGTCAAAGGTCCGGGAAGCGTCGAGCACGGTATAACGTGGCTTCAGAACCTTGAAGAGATTATTATTGACGGCACACGTTGTCCGAATGCCGCCCGTGAATTCAACGAATATGAGCTTGATCGTGACAGCAGGGGCGAGCTGAAAGCAGACTTTCCTGACAGAAATAACCACACCATAGACGCTATCCGATATGCCCTTGAAGATTATATCGGCAGGAAGATAGTAAAATCAACGCTCAGCAAGCGGAAATTAGGCATTTATTAAGGAGATTATATGATAACATCACCGATTTTCACAACTGACAAAATGGCGGAGATGATAACGCCGACAGTGGCACGAGATTACATAGAAAAGCACGACAGATACGAAATGCCACGCCTTACGATGCTGGATAATTACTACTGCGGTAGACAGCACATCTGCGACAGACGTAAAAGTGACGATATGCTGTGCAACAACCGTGTAATGATAAATCACGCCGCATATATCGCAAAGTTTACATCTTCGTATCTGATAGCTACTCCTGTTTCTTACAGCGGTAAAGATGATATGGATATTACGGCAATAACCGATTGCCTGAATTATGCCGACAGCAGTACGCAGGACGCAGATCTTGCGCTCGATGCCGCAATATTCGGCAGAGCCTACGAACTTATCTATATGGACGCTGACAGCTGTCCGAAGCTCGCCCGTATCACTCCGCTGTCTGCATTTGTCGTTTATGATGATACGGTGGAGCAAAATCCCGTATTTGCGGTGTATTATTACCCCGTTTTCGAGCCGGGCAACAGTACGCCTAGGTGCTTCAAGTGTCAGCTTATGACCGATACGATAACGCAGGACTTTGAACTTACGAGCAACTTCGGACTTAAATCGGAGGGCGAGGCAGTACCGCACTATTTCGGCAAAGTACCGCTGAATGAAATTTATAATGACGGTCAGCGACAGGGCGATTTTGAGCAGGTCATAAGCCTTATTGACGCATATAACACGTTGCAGTCAGACAGGGTTAATGACAAGGAGCAGTTCGTTGACAGCCTGATGTACATTAAAGGTCAGATACTCGGCGAAACCGACGATGAGAAGGCTGAAACCTACAGCGAAATTCAGCGTAATAGGGTCGTTGAGCTGTCACAGGACGGCGAAATAGGATTTCTGACACGGCAGTTTGATGAAGCGAGTGTGGAAGTGCTGAGAAAGAGCATTGTTACCGATATACACAAGATTTCGGGCGTACCCGATATGTCGGATGAAAGTTTTGCAGGGAATGCTTCGGGTGTTGCCATGAAGTACAAGCTATTGAACCTTGAACAGATAACCAAGACGAAAGAGCGGTATTTCACAGAAGGCTTACGTTACCGCCTTGAGTGCCTTTCCAACATAATCGGTATAAAGGGCGGTCATATCGATCCGAAGCTGATAGACATAACCTTTACACGCTCGCTTCCTCAAAATGAGCTTGAATTATCCCAGGTGGTGGCAACGCTTGACGGTAAAGTGCCGCAGGAAACTTTACTGTCGCTCCTGCCGTTTGTTAAAGATCCTCAGAGTGCCGCAGAAGAACTCCGACAGCAGAAGCAGGACGCTATCACAGCACAACAGCAGATGTTTATGAACACACCGCTTGCAAGGGGCGAAAGCAATGAAGAATCCGAGTAAGAAATACTGGGAGGACAGAGCCGCAGGACGAATGGTAGGCTACACAGCTAAAGCGGAAAGCACCGCCGATACTCTCGGCAAGGCTTATTACGCAACAGCACGGTATCTGCAAGGGGAAGCGAATGACGTTTTTAACGCCTTTACAGATAAGTTTGAACTGAATATTGCCGAAGCCGAAACAATGCTCAAAAACGCACCGGGCAAGTCTATGTTTGAACAGATGAAGACCGCCCTTGCCACCTGCAACGATAAGCAGAGGAAGCAGGAGCTTGAAACGCTGTTGTCATCGCCTGCATACGCCCACAGAATAGGGCGGTTGAATGATCTTGACAGCAAGATAAGCGATATGTGCTCACGTCTTGCAAACGCCGAAATAGGCGTTGATACAGAGCATTTGAGCGATATAATTCAGAATGCGTATATGCAGACGGTTTTCGATGTGACGAAGGGTGCGGATTACCGTGCGGCTTTTGATTTAATTCCCGAAAGCCGTGTGAAAGCTATTCTGTCTACCAACTGGAGCGGTCAGATGTTCTCCCAGCGTGTCTGGGATAACACAAACGCACTTGCAGACGGGCTGAAGCACGATATGCTTGTGGGCATTATGGCAGGAAAGTCCGAGCAGCACATGGCGGACGATATAATGAACCGCTGCGGTGTCGGTGCTTTCGAGGCACGCAGGCTTGTACGGACGGAAACCACCTGCGTTGCGAATACGGCGGAGCTGTACGGCTACAAGGAGCTTGACATTGACGAATACGAGTTTTCCGCCTGTCTTGACAGCCGTACAAGCGATCTATGCCGTGAGCTTGACGGTAAGGTGTTCAAGCGTAACAGCGCACAGGCAGGTGTAAATCTTCCGCCTATGCACCCGTTCTGCCGTTCTACAACGCTCCCTGTTCTGCCGAGCGAGGAGGATCTTGATAAAGAGCTTGCCGAACTGGGCGATGAGATAGGCGCAGATGTTGACTTTGACGAGTGGCAGCGGAACTTACAGCAGGGCGAGGACGGCAAGTGGCGGTATGTTGCAGGAAGTGCGGGTAAAGTCAAAGCGGATAAACCGATGAGGTTTGCAGGGGATGGTGTTGATTATATGTCAAAATCATTCAGACCTGATTATTCTGATAGTACGCCTATTTCCTTTAGCACGGCCGATGGAATCAAAAATATTGAAGTGAAAAAAGTCACCAATAGCCAATTTGATATGGTAACAGATAACGCTAATCGCAGGAATAAAGCTGTAAGGCTTGCAGAAAAGAATTTAAAAGCCGTTAAGAAAATGTTACCGGAAGGCTATGTAATGCCCAAAGTTGCTGTCGTAGATTTTGATAAGTGCGGTTTAAATGTTCAGGCAATAGGCGGGTACGATAAAGAAACAGGCATATTGTATCTGAACAGCAAATATAACACATCCGGTAAGATTTTAGACTTTGTAAATGAAAAAGCGGGGTATTTTGCTAATAATACAGAATTTGCTCCGATTTTGCATGAACTTGGGCATAAATATTATGAGGACTGCGTGAAATCCCTTGCAATTTCAGAAAATATGGAGTATAATAAAGCTAAGAATATAATTGATAGCAAGTTATATGATTATGTTCATTCTAAAAATAACGATGGTTTGTTTTTGAAGAAAAACATAAGTTGTTATGCAGATGACGGATTCTATAACAAAAAATATACTGAGATTGTTGCAGAATGCTTTTCTGTGCAAAAAGAAAATATCTTTGCGAACGAAATTATAAACATACTTAGAGGTGATGGCATATGATGATTAAATTTACGAAAGAACAGGTTGAATTATACGATAAACTAGAAAAAACAACCGACACCGACGAAATAAAAAAAATTAGGAAACGACTCCACGAAATATCTATTGAACGTGACAAAGAACTAGAGAATTGCCCTTTTGTTCATTAATTTGTTACTTGACTTTTATGTGTTTAACCGCCCACAGCAGTGAGCGGTTTTCTTATACCCGTGTGCAATCAATTGCACTTGATTTTAACTTGCACAGTACGCACTAACGATATAACAAACGGCTTAACAAAGCCAAATGTTAATTTGCAGTGTTTATTTGCAATTATAGCTGATTTTAAACATAAACTTTGCAAAAACAGCCGTTTTTTGTGAAGTTCGGCGCAAATTTGAACGAACTTAATAATTTTACCGCCCCTTTTGGAGCGGTATTTTTATACCTGAAATATGAAAGTGAGGTTTTTAAACATGAACAAAATTAAGAAAGTTATTATTGCCGCAAGCGGTGTTTTACTGTCAGCGGTTTTTCTGTGTGGTTGCACGGAAGCTGAAAGAGTGACGTACAATGTGCAGAAAGAAGCAGATAACTTCAATGTGACAAGGCGGTTGTCGGTTATCAATGCAAGGAGCGACAAACCAGTGCTTGAGCTTATTGGTAATTTTTCTATTTCAAACAACGAAGCAAACGAGCTGGTTGTAACAATAGAAATAGCTCCAAATGTGTATAAAGTTGATTATGTGTATCTTAACGACTGGACAATGTACACTGTAGAAGATGTAAGTGGAGCGTACGTTGACAAATATCATTACGAGATCAATTTCTTGCCTGAAATGATTGCGCCGATTACATTCACAAGCAAAGACTGATAATTTTACCACTCTGCAAAGGGCGGTATTTTTATACCCAAAAACAATTTATTCCGAACGTTGTGGGCAATGAACGCAGTGGGCGGAGAAAGGACAGAAACATGAACAACAGAAGAATTTTCATCGGCTTACAGCACTTCGCAGAGGGCGAGGGGGACGGCGGCGCAGATGCAAACGTTCCCGGCAATCAGACTGCCGATAACGGCGGTGACGCTCAGGATAGCGCATCGCAGAAGCCAACCTTTGACGATATGTTAAAGGACAAGGATATGCAGTCTGAGTTTGACAAGCGTGTAAGCAAGGCACTGGAAACAGCAAAAACAAAGTGGCAGAAGGACGCAGACGAGAAGCTCTCGGAGGCAAAGAAGCTCGAAAAAATGAACGCAGAGCAGAAAGCCGAGTACCAGCGTAAGCAGACTGAGGAAAAGCTCGCAAAGCGTGAGGCGGAGGTTACAAGGCGTGAGCTTATGGCGGAAGCTAAGGTACAGCTTGCGGATAAGGGACTTCCCGTAGGGCTTGCCGCTGTGCTTGACTATACCAGTGCGGATGAATGCAAGACGAGCATTGAAACGGTCAGCAAGGCATTTGCCGAAGC